TCTATTGATATTTCTTGTCCATAGGATCCACTGGAACTTATTGATTGAAAATCAAGATTTTTTACACCATTTTCAAATGCTGAGAAATCTTCATTTATAATCAACTTCAAAACTGTGGATGGGAAGAGTGGATAAATTTCTTCGGATATTCTATTTTCAGAATTGTTCATGGTATTTTAAGCAAGTATAATATATATTATATCAACTAAAAGTCAAATATGATTAAAATATTTACATATTTAGATCAAGGATGTGAACCTTGTAAACATGTTTTGAATAATTTAAAACAGATTGAAAATTGGAAAAATTATTTTGAAATAGTTGACATATGTGTAGATTCTAGCAAAGAAGTCAAAAGTACACAAGAATCTGCATTTTCTGAACAAGCTTTAAAATATAATATCACACAGGGGCCAACTATTGTAATTGTTGATGGAGATAATTTTAGTATTGAAAATGTAAAGTCAGATAGCATGTCAGAAGATTATCTGAGATCATTGATTGATCAATAAATGGTTATCATTCATCTACGCGGATTTTGTAGGAGCAAAAGAAAAGCACAATAATCTGTTATAATATACATAAAATAAAAACATTTACAAAACTATATGAATTTTACAGTTTATTCAAAGACAGGTTGTCCATATTGTGATAAGGTCAAGAATGTACTTGACTTGACAGAACAGAAGTATGTGATTTATACTCTTAGTCAGGACTTTACAAGAGAAGAGTTCTATGCAGAGTTTGGGGAAGGATCAACATTTCCACAGGTAATTTGTAATGACAAAAAAATCGGAGGATCAGTCGAAACAATCAAATTCCTCAAAGAACAGAAAATCGTCTGACACAAACATAAATAAACCAGAAGACCACTTTAACCGTGGCATTGAACTTATTCTTAATGGAGGGAAAAGAAAGCAGACTCAACCATTCCACATTATCTTTGAGAAGATAGTTTGCTTTCTGAATCGGGAAGTAACTATCTATTTTGAATTTTCCTTAAAGTCGAGGAAGAAAAAAGTAGTTTCCCGGAGAAAAAGAAATGTTAGCAGTTAGCTTAGTATTCGGTTCATTTCTAACCATATTGTTTCTTATAGTGGGACTTGTAACAGGTTGGGTGGCAAGAGAATATATGATGAACTATCGGGAGATTCCTAGACCACATCCTGAGATGTTTGACCATCAGGGAAACCTGATACCTGACGAAGTAATTGCATTTAATTTTGAGAACTATCATGACTACGACGAAGAAGACGACAGCAGCGACGACTAAAACAAAAACTACCGCAACAAAGAAACCAGCAGCACCAAAGGCAAAAGTAATTGCAGAAGCGATTCCTGAACTTCCTGCAAATCCTTTTATCTTTGAGATCTTTAATGCTGCTTCAAAGCAAAGATCTAATGCTAAGAAGGTAGAGGTTCTTCAAAAGTACTCTCATCCTGCTCTTAAAGCATTGTTCATTTGGAATTTTGATGAGACTATCACATCAGCACTTCCTCCTGGAGATGTTCCATACTCTGCTGTAAATGAGATGGATTCATTCAAAGGAACTTTGAGTGAAAAGATTGCTGATGCAGTTGAAAAAATGGAAGAACTTGGTTCTAATTCACTTGGATCACAAGATCAAGGACGTTCTTCTATTCGTAAGGAATATCAAAAGTTTTATAACTTTATCAAAGGTGGAAACGATGGACTGAGTTCTCTTCGTAGAGAAACGATGTTTATCAACTTGCTTCAAGGTCTACATCCACTAGAAGCAGAGATTATTTGTCTAGTAAAAGATAAAAATCTGGAATCAAAATACAAGATTACAAAAGAAATTGCTTCACAAGCATACCCCGATATTATTTGGGGAGGACGTTCGTGAATCAAGTTATTGATAAAGTACAGGAAAAGCACATGGATCATTGGACATCAGCAGAAAAAGAAACTTGTAAGTCACGTTACGGTTGCGAAATTATGATTGAAAATGGTTCATATTCTGATGTATGTACAAAAGAAGCACCTAATGATGCATACATTATTAAGTATCTTGTAGAAGATAAAATCTGTTTTGACCTTACACGAGGTTCTAAAATTAAACTTTTTGATATGTACTGGGATAAGTTTCGTGAGAACTTGAAGAGTATTGACTTTGGATATGGTAGAATCAATCCAAAACTCTGGGGATATAAATCACCCGAAAAGAAAAAGAGAAAGTGATTTCAAAAATGCTGGGAAAAAATCCCGGCAATTTTTTTACCCCATAAGATTTTATAAAACTGTATCGCATTATACAGTGTAAACTTGCTATATACTTTCAATAGGTCTATAATGACCTTACGTTCATTCGCTATTTGCGAATAGCGAACGGAAGTAAGCCGACTCGGAACGAAGCCGTTCATCTATGGAAGCATTTTTTTTAACTTGCCTTCAAGCTAATTTTATCATTGGAAGAGTAACTACTCATCCAAGATTAGATGCCCAGCAAAAAAATGATATTGTTTGGGAAGTAAAGCAAGTTACAAAAAAAGGTTGTTTCATAGACGCAAAAGCCGACTGAAGGAACGCTCTTTAATTTAAAAACCTAAGGAGAAAACCTAATGTCTAAAGTAGTATATCGCGGCGTTGAATACGATACGCAAAAGCGTTTGGAGTATCAACAGCAGATGATGCAGCAACCCCAACAATACAACGAAACCTATCGTGGTGTTAAGTTTGTAAAGGAGGGGCATAAGTGATGAATACTTATTTTGTGCGTTATCTTAAAACAAAAGCAAAGAAGGAAAAACTTCTAAAAGCGGCTCAAATTAATATGGCAATGCAACCACAAGTTGCTTGAAGTAAAGGAGGGTTGATCCCCTCCTTTTTTTATGTTAAAATAGATCGAGAGAACAATATCTTATGGACAAAGACAAACTAAAACTCATCGTCCGTAATCTGGAACTTTTGGTAGATTCTCTGAAAGCAGAAATTTACTCTGATACACAGAGTTATCTTAACTATGATGAAGTAAAAAAAGGATTACACCACGATTATGACGAAATCTTTGAAGACGATGATGGATACCCGGATTAATAGAGCAAAAAAACTTGTTAAGTTACTTGAAAGACTTGTAAAACAAGAGCATCTCTATACAGCAGAAAAAATCATAGAGATGAAATCACAACTGCGAGTAGTTAAAGAAGAGATCGCAGAATTAGAAAAGAAAACTTCAAAAGGATTTGGTAAATGAGCGTAAAACTAATTAGTGTAACACCCGATGCTGAGCAAACAATGGCATATGTTGCTAGGGTCTCTAATCCTAGTAACCAAGACAATGAGAACTATGCAGGGTTACTGCGTTATTGTATTAAGCATAATCATTGGTCTGTTTTTGAGCAGGCATTTATGACGCTGGAAATTGAAACAAATCGTGGTATAGCAGCTCAAATTTTGCGTCATAGATCATTTACATATCAGGAATTTTCGCAACGCTATGCAGATTCATCTCTTCTAGCAGATTACATTCCAGTTCCAGATCTTCGTCGTCAGGATACAAAGAATCGACAAAATTCGATTGATGATATTGGAGATTATGAAAAACTAACACTTCAAAGCAAAATTCAAGAGCATTTTGCGGAAGGTATGCGCCTCTACAAGGAACTTCTCTCTCACGGAGTGGCAAAGGAGTGTGCAAGGTTTGTATTGCCCTTAGCAACGCCCACACGTATCTATATGACCGGTTCTTGCAGGTCATGGATACATTATATCAATCTTCGTTCTGCAAACGGAACTCAGAAAGAACATATGGACATTGCTCTGGAATGTAAGAATGTGTTTTCCGAACAATTCCCAACAGTTGCAGAAGCTCTTGAATGGATCTAAATAAAATATCTTGAAATTATAACAATGCCAACGTACCCCGTAGTGAATACAAAAACTGGTGAACAGAAAGAAGTGGAAATGAGTATCCACGACTGGGACCAGTGGAAAAATGATAATCCAGACTGGACTCGTGATTGGTCCGACCCATCAACTTGCCCTAGTGCAGGAGAAGTTGGTGAATGGAAGGATAAACTCGTTGCAAGAAATCCTGGTTGGAATGACATTTTACATAAAGCATCAAAAGCACCTGGTTCAAAAGTAAAAAAGATCTAATATGGCAAGAAGAAAAAGAGGCAACACTGATCAACCAATCGGAGTTGGTTTGACCGCAAAACAAATGAAGAGGAGAAAGCCTCTGAGTTCTGATTACTTAATTGATATTGAACCTCTTACAAATAATCAAAAAAGACTTTTTGATTCTTATACTGAGGGTAAGCATCTAGTTGCTTACGGTTGTGCTGGAACTGGTAAAACCTTTATTACTCTTTATAATGCCCTTCAAGATGTTCTGGATGAACAATCTCCTTATGAAAGAATCTATTTGGTTCGTTCTCTTGTAGCAACTCGTGAGATTGGATTTCTTCCTGGATCTCATGAGGACAAAGCAGATATTTACCAGATTCCTTATAAGAATATGGTGAAGTATATGTTCCAAATGCCTTCTGATGCAGACTTTGAAATGCTTTATGGTAACTTAAAGTCACAAGAAACTATCAAGTTTTGGAGCACCTCATTCCTTCGTGGAACTACTCTTGATAATTCAATTATTATTGTAGATGAATTTCAGAATTTAAACTTTCACGAACTAGATTCAATTATTACTCGTGTTGGTGAAAATACTAAAATTTGTTTCTGTGGAGATGCTTCTCAGTCTGATTTACAAAAAACAAATGAGCGC